AATGGCACCGTGGTTTGCTCGTCACAAGGTTGATGGACAAGCCCCAAAAAATAGCAATCCATCAGATGCCCAATATCCAGGCGCAGGTTTAGTTGCCTGGTTGTTATGGGGCGGAGATTCCAACTTCAGTGATAGAGCGCAAAACTGGGCGCAGAGCAAGATTGATGCACTAGATGCTGAAGCCGACTCAAGGAGCAAAATGAAAAAGATTGAACGCCGTACATTTACAGTGCGAGATGTTGAAGCAAGACAAGCCGAAGATGGCACAATGACACTTCGCGGATACGCAGCAGTGTTTGATGAGGCCAGCGTTCCGCTGCCATTTATTGAGACAATCGCCCCTGGCGCGTTTCGTAAGACCTTGAGCGAGACACCTGATGTGCGCTTGCTTATCAACCATGAAGGTTTGCCACTAGCTCGTACAAAGAACGGCACCCTAACATTGACTGAAGATGATCGTGGTTTGTATATGGATGCACAAATTGCAGACACAACAGAGGGGCGCGACCTTTACAAGTTAGTTGAGCGCGGAGATGTTGACCAAATGAGTTTTGCTTTCCGTGTGATTCGTCAAAAATATAATGAAGATCGTTCTCAGCGCACACTTACTGAAGTCAGCCTTGCTGATGGAGATGTTTCAGTTGTCACATATCCTGCCTACCCAACAACTTCAGTTGAAGCGCGTGAGGCACTACGCAAAGCAATTGATGCAGTTAAAGAAGGCCGTGAAGTAACAGGCGAATCTTTGATTGTTCTAAATTCTATCTTTGAAGATTTGAGCGAAGGCCACGATTACATTATGAAGGCCGTTGAGATGATGGCAATGCTTACAGGTGCCGAAGGTGAAATTGAAGAAGAATCCCGCGAGCAGGTAGGCGATTATGTTGAATGGGATTCAAGCGGTGGCACTGCTAAAGGTCGCATTGAAAGAATTTTACAAGAAGGAACCCTTGACATACCAGGCACCGATTTCACAATTGAAGCCGAAGAAGATGACCCAGCCGTTTTGATTCGCGTTTATGAAGAATACCGCGATGGCTACCGAGCAACTGAAACTTTAGTTGGTCACAAAATGTCAGAGTTGCGTTACATTGATGCGCTACCTGAAGCTACTGAAGAAGAAGGTCGCAAGATTTCCCTGCGCCTAGCGCAAGCAATTATCAACAACACAAAATAAATTTCTGCTACACAAGTAGCAGAGCGAAGTCGGAGCAAATCCCACACCCTAAAAGCGCCGTGGAGAGCATTGCCACCACCTCAAAACAATTACAAACTCATTGGAGAAAAATGTCAAAGTCATATCTTGATGTAGCTCTTGAGCGCCGTGATGTAGTTAAGGCAGAAATGGATGCAGTTCTTGAGGCAGTAGCCGCAGAATCTCGCACCGACCTTACTGCAGAGGAAACCGATAAGGTTGATGCTCTTGTAGAAGAAGCACGCGCACTAGATGCAAAGATTGAAAAGTTCACAACACAAGCAGCAGCAGATGCAAAGGTTGCAGAAATGCGCTCATCTGTTGCAGCAGTAATCACACCTCGCGTTGGTGGCACATCAATCACACGCGAAGTTCGCACATACAACCCTGAAGCTGAAGTTTCATTCGTTAAGGATGTTTTCAACGCTCAGATTCGTGGAGATTACTCAGCACAAGAGCGCCTTGCTCGCCACACAAAGGAAGAATCAATCGAGCGCCGTGATGTTGGTACATCAAACTTCGCTGGATTAGTTGTTCCACAATACTTGGTTGACCTCGCTGCACCTTATGCACGCGCAGGCCGCCCAACTGCAGACTTTGCAACTGCAAAGCACACACTACCTGCTGCTGGAATGTCTCTTGAGATTTCCCGTATGACAACAGGTACATCAACTGCAGTTCAGGAAACTCAGAACACTGCAGTATCAGAAACTGATGCTGACGATACACTTTTGAGCATCCCAGTTCGTACAATCGCTGGACAACAGGACCTATCACGCCAGGCAATTGAGCGCGGAACAGGCATTGACACATTTGTTGTTGCTGACCTAATCCGTTCATGGCACACAACTGTTGATAATCAGGTTCTAAACGGAACAGGCTCAAACGGCCAGTTCAAGGGAATCGCAAACTCAGGTGGAAATGCAGTCACTTTCACTGCAACAACACCAACAGTTGCACTTCTATATCCAAAGTTGGCTGATGCAATTCAGCAAATTCAGTCAAATGTATTTGAAACACCAACTCACTGGATTATGCACCCACGCCGTCTAGCTTTCTTGCTAGCAGCAGTGGACACAACAGGCCGCCCATTAGTAGTTCCAACTGCAAATGGTCCAATGAACGCAACTGCAGCAGGTGCAGGCGTAGTTGGATACGGCAACTCAGGTTACTCAATGATGGGCTTGCCAATCATTGCTGATGCAAATGTTGTAACTAATCTTGGTGCAGCAACAAACCAAGATCAGATTTACTGCGTAGCAGCACCTGAAATGCACCTTTGGGAGCAGCCAGGATCACCATTCGCATTGTCATTTGATGCAACTGGTGCTTCATCTCTCACAATCAAGTCTGTTGTTTATGGATTTGGTGCCTTCTCTGCAGAGCGTTACCCACTAGCAGCCTCAATCATTTCAGGCACTGGTTTGGTAGCACCAACTTTCTAATCGAAAGTTAAAAATTGTAAGAGGCGGGTTTTTCTCCCCCGACTAACCCGCCTCTTACTTCTTAAATGATTCGGGGGAATCTATGAAGTCGGCACATAAAGTTTCAATTGGTAGTTGTGACCCAGGAACAGTTAATGGTGGGTTTGCATTTAGCTTGGTTCAGGTTGCTCAATCACGATCAGCACGACTTGGCCCATTTATTAGAATCAAGGGTTCAGGGTTGCTTTCAAAGCAACGCAATCGTTTAGTAAAACAATTTTTAGAAACCAAATCTGATTGGTTACTAATGATGGATTCAGATGAGCAACTTTCTGTTGAAGCATTTGATAAATTGATTGAAGCCGCGCATGACAAAGAGCGCCCAGTTGTAGCAGGTTTGGTGTTTGCAAGTTTTGAAACAGGTTATCCGTACCCACAACCAGTGCCAACGATTTTTCAAGATGCCCCTGAAGGCTTCTTGCCGTTAAATAAGTACGATAAAGATTCAATTTTCCAAGTAGATGCAGCAGGTACTGGATGTTTGCTAATCCACCGAAGCGTTCTTGAAGCAATTAGAGCAGATGCCGACCCACACCAGGGGCAAGATTGGTGCTGGTTTTGGGATGGCCCAATCAACGGCGAATGGATAGGCGAAGATTTACAGTTTTGCCGCCGAGTTCGCTCACTAGGTTTTCCAATTTATGCCCACACTGGCGCGATACTTCCTCACTCAAAGAGTTATTGGCTAGATGATAGGCAGCACGATATATGGAACGCATAAAAAGAATTTTAAGAATTAAGGTAAAATCAAAGGAAACTGCTACGGCGATTCCACAACTGGAAAAGGCAATGCTTCCCAAAGTAGAAACGAGAATAAAGCGTGGCGATCACTAACGGTTACACGACACTCAATGATGTAAAGGCTGCGCTGAATCTTGAAGATTCAATGGACAATGCAGCCCTTGAAATGGCTATTGCAACCGCTTCACGCCAAATAGATGATTATTGTGGCCGTTTCTTTTATACAGATGGCACTCAGGGTGCGCCAGCAACTCGTTATTACACCCCAACCGACTATTATATTTTGCCAGTTGATGATTTTGTGAGCATCAGCGAGATTGCAACAGATGATAATTTTGATCGCACCTATGGCTCAGTGTGGACGGCTGACGATTCAATGTTTGAACCAGTCAATAATCCTTCACGCGGTTGGCCAATGTCTCGTATTTTGGCAGTTGGCTCTTATGTATTCCCCTGGAACTTGCCACAATCAGTACGCGTTAAAGGTATTTTTGGATGGTCAGCGGTGCCTTTTGAGGTAAAGACTGCTGCAAAAATTCAAGCATCTCGCCTGTTTTTGCGTAACCAGTCACCATTTGGAATTGCTGGAAATACAGATTTAGGAACAGTGCGTTTGGCTGCAAAGCTAGATGCTGATGTTGAGGCGGTACTGCGCCCATTGCGTAAGAACAATGGCTTGGCTAAGTAATGTTACCTAGTGAGGTCAGAAACGGCTTAAAAGCCAACCTAGAGGCGATTCAGGGTATGCGGGTTTATGAACTCATCCCAAGTACGCCAGTAGCACCAGCAGCCATTGTTGGCCAGTTGGATTTCACCTTTGATTTGAATAATGCCCGTGGTTTAGACCAGGCAAACCTTGATGTTGTTGTTTTGGTCCAGCGCTTTACAGAGCGTTCAGGCCAAAATGATCTTGATAAGTACCTCGCAGGTAGCGGGGATTACTCAATCAAGGCAGCGATTGAATCCGATTTGACACTTGGCGGTGCCTGTAGCACTTTGCGCGTTACATCTGCAGAGGCTGGCACTTATGTTGCAGGTGAAATTGAATTTCTTTCATACCGTTACCGTCTCACCGTTTGGGGATAAGGAGAAAAATGAGCTACACAGTTACCTCAAATAATTTTGAGGCGAAGAAAAAGGGAGAAACAATCTCCGACAAAGAATTGCTTGAACTTGGGCTAAACGCTGAAGCACTTGTTGCTGGCGATCACCTAAAAAGCAATGCGCCAACTAAACCAGCAACAGAAAAGGAAGCCGAATAATGGCCCGTACAGTTCTTACAGATGCATCCGTTGTAATCAATGGAATTAACTTAAGCGAATTTATTACCAGTGTGGCACTTTCAACCAGCGAAGATGTGGTTGACACAACTGGAATGTCTAGCTCTGGTGCGCGTACTCGTATCAGTGGGCTTGCTGATAACTCAGTGACATTTGAATTTAATCAGGATTTTGCAACATCAGGTCCTGAAATAACAATCAACGCAGTAGGTTCTTCACTGGTTGGAACAGTCACAACTTGTGTTATCAAGCCAACATCAGCAGCAGTTGGTGCCGCAAATCCAAGTTATACATTCTCAGCCTTGTGCGCCGAATGGCAACCACTTTCAGGTGCAGTTGGTGAACTTGCAACAATCTCTGCAACTTGGCCAATCTCAGGTGCTATCACAAAGGCGATTGCATAAATGGCACGCATTGTATTAACAAATGCCTATGTCTTGTATGCAAGCAATGACATTTCGCAATATGTCACATCAGTTGCACTTTCATCAAGCGTTGATGTGGTTGACACCACCGGGCTTGGCTCGTCAGCTCGTACACGCGTTGGTGGATTGTTTGACAATCAACTAACTGTTGAGTTCAATCAAGATTTTGCAGATAATGCCCTTGAAGAACTTATCAATGGCACATCACTTGCAACATCAACTGTTGGAACTGCCGTGGCAATGGAAATTCGCCCAGTCAATACAACAGTAAGTGCCAGCAATCCAAAATACACATTTAATGCTTTGATTGCTGAATGGCAGCCACTTTCAGGTGCCGTTGGTGAGTTAGTAACGGCAAGTGTGACTTGGCCAATTTCAGGTGCAATTACAAAAGCAATCTCATAATCAACTAAGGGGGAAAAGATGGATGGATTAGCGGTAAAGGTAAAAACAACCGATGGCAATGAGGTTAGTTACAAACTAACCCCACGCATAATTGTTGCATTTGAACAAAACTTTGGCGCAGGTATGCCTAAACTTTTGGGAGAGCAACAAAAAATTGAACACATCTATTGGTTGGCTTGGAAAGCAATGCAGGTAAATGGAGTTGTTGTTAAACTTTTTGGTCCTGAATTCTTAGACAGTATCGTTTCTGCCGAATTGGACAGTGATAGTTCTTTCGAATCCACCGCAACAGTTTAACCTATACGATTGCAGCCGTTGCGGTTGAAACTGGGATTAGTCCAAATGAATTACTTGATGCACCTGAAGGAATCCTTGAAGCAATCACGATCTATATGAAGGAACGAGCTAAAGCCAATGGCTGAAGAAGTAATTGTTCTATCAGGTATCAAAGAAACTCTTGATGCACTTAAAGAATTTGATAAAGATGCGGTTAAACGCTTCAATAAAGTTATCAATAATGAATTAAGAGGCGCAGAGCGTGATGCTAAAGGTTTAATCAGCGAAGAACCGCCGATGAGTGGTTGGAGTAAATCCGATGCGGCTAAACCCCGCAAAACCACTCGCGGTGGTGCTGGTTGGCCTGGGTGGAACGCTGGCGAAATTAAATCAAAAATCACTAAAACAAAAGCCCAGGGCAAAGTTCGTGGTGATTACACAACAAGTGCTGGTGCATTGCTTAATAAGTCTGCAGCAGGTGCAATCTTTGAAACGGCTGGCCGTAAAAGTAAGGCAGGATTTGGCGGTGGTTCAAGTCAGCAATTTCTTCGAACAATCGGCAACAGATTCGGCAAGGCTTCGCGTGTAGTATGGCGCGTTGTAGATAAAGACAGAGCAAGAATTGAAGAAAATGTAGCGCGTGCGCTTGAACAAGCAAAAACCGATCTACAGAAACATCTACAGGGAG